TCACCATATCTGCCATACTACTATAACAAGTTGGGCAAAACGCTACAGGTAATATACCAAAGAAGCCTAGTATACCGCCTTCATCTGTAGTAAACTCACAATAACATACGTTACATTTATGTTCGTTACCTACGTGTTCGAAACCTTGAATCATTCTTTTACTCCATACATAAGTTGCATAATATCATAAGCACAATCATCAATTGGATTGTGTTTCGTCACGTGGAGTGCAGGATCAAATCCTGGGTAATCCACTTTAGCATATCCAGATGGAGAGCCAATAATAAAATCAATAGCAGTTCTCACATCTCTCCATCTGGAAAAATAAAACACAGGCTTCACTTCAAGTTGTTCTTCGAGTGAATCTAACACTAGCTGGTCGAGATTACCACGTGCCCATACAACACATGTGTCATGTTTCGGGAATTGTGTTGACCAAGTTCTGAGGGACTCAACCGCTTCTTCGGCTGTCACATCAATCACGGATGGGCGGAAGGACTTGTTCCGTGCGTTATCGCATTGTTTGGACCACCATTCGATAGTACCACGCTTCGAGGTTCTTTTCAGTCGTTTCATCTGGTCTTCTGCATCTAGTTTAACAAAGAATGCCGAATCAATCAGTTCTTGGTATGACTTCTTCTCTTCTGGATTGAAGTAGAGGCAGGCCATTGATAGAATCACCGAGGATGAATCTTTACCTAGCGTTTCAACATCAAATACAAACATTACTCAATTGCCCTATATTCAAACTTCCAATATGTACCACCTTCTTGATAAAACTCAAGATTGCCTCTTCGTTCAACTTTCTCAAGCCAACGGCAATCGTGGTCTTGAATACGAACGGGATACCATGCAAACCAGACATGCCATGTCATGCGTCTGTCTCTCCTGATTTTTAGATAATCAAGGAATTTGTCACAATCAAATTTCATTATTTTCCAAAGTTGGATTGTACTGACTTAATTACTGTATTGATAGTATACTCTAATCGGTCTTTATCGAAATTAGTATATGTCACTGATTTGAGGTCTGTTCGTTTAATGGCTTCAATACATTCTTCAACGACCAACTCAATCAATTTCTCTGAGTACCCGTAACACACTTGCTTCGAGGTATAAATTTTGTTTTCTTCAAAATAGTTTTTTGCTTTGTCTGTTAATTCTACAGTTTTATCGGAGATCATTGGTCTATCCATTCTAATATTTCAAAATATTCACTTACACGGTTCCTTGCATCTTCAATGTCAATGGCTAGAACCTCAACCTCTAGTATATCATCTTCCAGATATAATGTAAAGGGGCATTCGTTTGCTTTTTTGGATGATATAACATCACCAAGGTCAACTCTACCGAAAACTCTATAAAACTTACCGTTCTTTAACCGTGTCAATAGATTGTATGATTGTTCATGTGTTTCTATGATTGTGTCGTACCAATTCTCGGCTTCACCTTGTGTAGCAAACTTCGGTGATAAGGTGGAACCGGAACTGGGATTAATCCAGAACCAGACTGGATTCTTCATGTCGGTTTGTCTATACTTTATTAAATGTGCTTCAAATTTCTTATTGTTAGCCATTCGGTTTCTTTGAGAAGAACAGTTGAATTGAAATTCTAGGTGGTGCTACCGTTGCTAATGGTGTTGTACAATGCCATTCTCGTTCTGTTGAATAAATGGCTGTATTGTACTGGGGGCAATAAAATTGTCCCTGTTTAGGATTGATTGGTGCATCAACACCCTTATTCTCTTCGGTCCATGCAAACCAACCGCCCCAATTTGAATCCCATTCTTTGTTGAGATAAATTGACATAGCATCATAATCTGCATAATCAGGATGCCAATTAACACAAGAGGTTGCAAAGCCCATATAAAGAATGGCTGAAGAGCCGTATGGAAGGTAATCTAGTTTACCACGGTTTACCAACTCATAATAAATTGGATTCTTCCATTCATCAGAAAGCGCACGTGATAGTATAGTACCACCAGTAGCATACTTCAGTACATCTACCCACTTTGTTTGATTTGATGACCAAACATCACCACCTTTAGTTTGTTCATTCCATTGAAGTAGTTCATCAATAAAACTCTGTGAAAGTACATCTTCTATAACTTTAATCATACTAAGCAATCAAATTAATAAATCGGTTGAGAACAATTCGGTTTGAAATGCGACCACCGGTGTATTTCGAAAATGCATTCACAAGACCACGTGTTGAGGTGTTAGTGACTTCAAACTCTTCTTCATCATCGGTATCGATTTTATCCGAACGCAAGAAATAATATTCATCATATCCTACATTATCTAGGTAGGTGAAATTAGTCTTACGAAACTTAACGATTTCGATATCGATATTATTTTGTTTTTCTTTTGGTGTATACAATTGCAATGCTTGACGTACATCACGAACTTTTGCAACATAGAAACCAATCAGATTACAATTAGTACGTTGTTTCAATAATCTCAACAATGCTGTCGTTTGTTTGGAACTATAGCTGGTATATCCAGAGGCCTCTTCAATTTCAACAGAAGCCTTTGTAATTGGATCACGGAGAAAGGAACGTTTTCTGTAATTTGAATCAATATTGCGTACACCCAAAATACGACCAGTTAATTTATCTATATCATCAATACAACCATGTAAACTTGAGCCTTCACCATCTGTTAGGAAAACAGTATTTACAATTTCCAATTTATTATCAGATTTGAATTGTGGAATAATTTCAAAGGCGGCCATAATTGCTTCATTCAATGGAGTACCAGAAAGTTGCATAATCTCAGAAGGTTCCATGTTACTGCAAGTACCACGGCGACCAATACCATAATCAAGCAAATAAGAAGCCATCTTTGTAAATTCATTTGATGACATCTTATGTGAAAGAATATTCAACAATGAAAATGGATTCACATTAATATCACCAACTTTTGGTGTTGTTACTGGTACATACTCATCAACGAAATTGCTATCTAATTGTTTAGTAATAGTATTTTTGCTATAAGAAGAAAATGCATACACTTCAAAAGGAATATTCACTTTCTTACAAAACATCACAAGGTTCAAAAGTTGTTTCACGGTAGGATTAATATGGTCGACCATCGAACCAGACCAATCAAGGAACATCACAAGACCATGAGATTTACCGTTTGGTACTTTGGTCATACGTGCAAAGATATCATCGGTGAATTTGTATTCATGGATTTTAGAAAGGTTCAATTCACCTGTCTTAGAAACCTTTGCACGACTTTGTTGTTCCGCATTTTTACGCATTTCAAATTCTTTTACAAGATAAGAAACAACCTTATTCGATTCGATACGGAATTTATTGAAATTCTCCAACATTTTGGCTTGGTTGAAAAATTCTGCATTAAAAGAAGTAGCTGTATTGTGTTTCTCAATAGACTTAATCAAATCTTTGTGTCCAATAAAAACTTTATCAAATAGAATTTTAGGAACATTAGAGTAAACCATTTCTTTAGTTTTACCCTGTTGATATAGATTTTCTTCTTTTTGACGGAAAGTATTATCCGTTTCAGATTGAATCATATCATCAGTTACACCAGAACTACCACCACGGCCAGTTCTAGGATCTTCTTTTTCTTCAGACTTCTGGTTATCATCACCTTGTTGACCAGATTCTTGTTCACTCTCAATATCACCTTCTTTAGGTTCATCTTCTTTGGGAACACCACTCTCAGGTTTAACTTCAAGTCTGTCATCAATAATATTAATTGTCACGGTTTGAGTTTCATCACCGTCATCATCAGACAATTCAAATTTATGATTAAAACCTTTCTGTGTTTTCGATTCCAGTTGGTCTTTCATAAACTTTTGAATTTTAAGTGAAACTTCCACAGTTTCTTCAAAAGTCTCGGCTTCTTCAACTTCTTGGAGAAGTGCATATTCTTCGGTAGTGAAATCAATACCTTGAGCCGCACCACCTTTTGTGTGCAAGTTAATACGGTCAATGAAATTGAGTGTGTTCAGGTCTTTACCTTTGACACCAAAAAAGTCCATGTCCAAAAGTTCACGATAACCTTTGACAAAGGAAATACGGATACCTGGAAATTTACGTTTGATTTTCTTTTCAATACGTGCATCTTCACATACGTTGAGAATGGAACGATTGACTTTTACTACTTTAATAGAATCGTGCCAACCTTCTTCAGGTGTTTCTAGTGCATGACCAACTTCGTGACCAAGCAAAAGATCATATAGTTCTGAAGAAAGGTCGCCATTGAGAATTGGAACAGTCAAAACACGATTTTTAATGTCGAAACAAGCAGTTTGTACTTGTCTTTGCTCAACAATCAAGTTTTCCGTAGCCATGAGGCGTGCTAGATTAGATTTTGATTCAATTAACATGTGTTTCCTTGTGAATTTATAGTATGTATTATACTACACTCACATAAAAAGTCAAGAGGTGTGTTGTTTTTTCGACAAAATTTGACAAAAATCAGAAAAATTAGTCTTTTTTCGTGATTATTAAGGTTTTTTCTTCGGAAACTTCGAGATTTAGTGTATCTCCTTCTTTCCATCCAACTTCTTCGCAAAATCCTTCAGGAAAAGTAAGAATTCCGTCACCTGATCCGTCTTCGGCATCTTCAATAGTGAAAGTTCCGTAAGTTTTTGTCACCGGCTTGACCCATGTATTCATAACATCATTCAATGCATCAAAGGAATAAGTTTTTTTGACTAATTTTTCATCGAGTGCAAAATAAATGTCATTTGCCAACTCTGGATCGGCTTCGATTAACAGTTCAACAAGTCTATTGAGTTTATTGGACATTATCATGCTCCGATAATACAATTTTTTTCCGCTTTTCGGCAACAACAATTTCAATATTCATTAAAGTGTTCATAACTTCTTCATAACTCATTGCCTCCAGACGTTCGGTGATTTCTTTTAAATCTTGTTCATTAGGCATAATTTGCATCCTTTAGTCGGTGCTTTGGTTGACGAACGTACTGTGTTTCAGCCTTATGTTTTTGAGCAGGCTTGATTGGTGTACGACAAACTGGTTTACGTATTTTTATTACGATTTTCATATTATCTCCGCATTCTTGCAATATCTTGTGCTTCTTCATCCGAAAATACTGGAACTGCATTTGATTTGTGTAGTGTTCCAATACCAAGGATTTTAGTTCCTGTATATACTTTACGAACAGCCGCAGGTGCAACACCACCGGTGTCTAATGATTTTATATGTTTAGTTGAAGACCGGCCAGCAGGAGCATCCAAAGAATATTGTAATGGCTGGAAAGTATCTTTTTTGACAGTAAACGGTGTTTGATGTTTGGATAACCAAGCCGCATATTCATCCCGTTCTTTTTTGGGTTTGAGTTTTGGCTTAGATTTTCCCTGTCTCACATAAATCATCATAAAATATCTCCGAAACGAATATTAGTATTATATCAGTTCCACGGATAATGTCAAGAATGTTGTTGTATTTTTACAACTAGCGATTATATTTGCTGTATCGTCTATCTACATATTCATAACCGACAGGTTCTTCATCTCGGTGTCTTTGGCGCATCTTACGGAATTCTGCTGATTCCTTTTTGCGTTTTTTACTGTTATATGTTTTTGTATCGTAATCGTCCGAGTCTTCTTCGTAAGGACGGTACTTAGCAACAAATTTACCCACTTCTATCTCCGTAGTTTATAACACATCTGGAATGTTTTCACGGATAAACTTTAATGTCAATCCTTTAACACCCAGGTCTTTCTTAAAAATACCAATAACAATATCCGCTTCACGTGGTTCGAGAGATTCTAGAAAAACCATGAGAAGTTCTTCCGCACGTTTTGGTGCCAATTTCTCAGCGGTTTCATTTCCTACACGGAACATGTAAAGGCGTTTAAGTTCAGTATCAAGTGAAGCATATGAGATTCCAGGTTTTGTATCTGGCTTCTTATATCTTTCTGGATAATCTTTAAACTTCCATTGCATTTCTGGACGATATGCTAATTGAAGTACCAATTTTAAAGTTGGTGTCCAATTATTGGCAAGCACATTAATCTTATCTTGTTTCGAATCTGCTTTCGCAAATTCATCAAACACTTCATAAACATTTTTTCTCATTAGAATTCCTCTATTACATCCATCAAATTTTTAAGTTTCTTGGCCATGAAGTAAGGTATTAACTTAGATCGAGGGGCCGGCGTTGTATTATTATATGTATCGATAATCGAATTTTTAATATCACCTGGAATGTTACGGAGGTCAATAAGTGTCTGATTTCTTGAGAAACCAATACGTGCAGTCTCATCTTCATATTCACCGTAATTTGTGGACATGAAAGTTGTCAAACGTGCTTCAGTCATAACCTTCTGACGCACTTCACGTACAAAGGTATCACCTGGAGATAGAATATTCGGAATACCATCACCACGGTCACCACCGATAATTTTGGCTTTCAATTCTTCTAATGGGTTCTTTGAGGTGATAAACTTCTTTTGTGTTGGATTATATTGTTTTACATTCTTGTACATTTGCAGTTGTAGGAAATCTCCGTCACTGGAAAGAATCAAAACTTTTTCTGTTTGTGAATAGATTGGTGTGAGTGTACCAATAATATCATCGGCCTCTGCACCATCAACATCGATA